GAACGACCAATTCACTAGTGCTACCACTTCCATGTCTTTCCTTCTACCGTGAAGGACCTATTCACGATAGGGACTAGTTGTGGTACTACTGTGTTACCATCTACATGCAAGATACCGAAGCCTTGTTGCCATGTAAATAATCCTGCTTTAATATATTTTGCATTACGATAATCCATGAGGTTGCCGAGTTCCATACCCCAAATAGTCTTAGGCTTACCACCACGATACGTTTGAGTATGATGTGTTAAACCCATTCTGTGCGTGTGACCACACACTACGGACATACCTGAACGCTTCGCTAAGCCAAGTGCTGTGGCTCCTGCGGTAGGTTGTACGTTGCCTTCATCGCCGTGCATAAGCAACCAACCAGGCGCTAGTTCATAAGGGTCGACGTGATATTTGATATCCAATTCATCGAGTCCTAAGAAGTTTTCTAATTGCAATTCAGGTAGACCAAGTAATCCTGGCGCTCTCATTGCAACTGTGTTAAACAATCTATCAGTATGATTACTACGAACCATATGTTCGATAGTTAAGTCATATAGAACTTGACGAGTGAGGTCTCTATCGCGACCAATGGAACGCTCATACTCTAGTTCTGTACCCTTACTCCATTTCGAGATAGTCTGCATATCCATTTCATCACCACAAGATACGACAGTATCAGGTTGGTATGCCTTGATGAACTTTGCTACAGCCTTCGTTGCTTCCACATCGTGGTACGGTACCTGTAAATCTGATATGCAAACTATAGTTTTCATGTCTTTTTAACCGCTTTCTTTGCAGTTTTCTTGACAGTCTTTTTGACTGCACGACGCTTGTTTTCTTTGGCAACGTTTGCCGAATGACTCATAGTTTGTAGGTTACTTCTGCCGTCTTTACCAGCACGACCACCATTATCTTTATGGTCAACATCTGTATTGCGGGGTAAAGTCTTCCCCGTTGACTTCTCGTAATCAACGCGAGCCTTGTTGCTAGACGTAGTGACCGTAGTGCCGTCCTTCTTTTTACGTTTGAAAACATAGATTGGTCGTCCACCATTTTGCTTACTCCCTTTGTAAGGTCCGAAGATTTTCATTTGTTATCCCATTGCCCTCTCAGTACTAGCAATCCGATGACTGCGTAGTTTGCCATATCCTTGAATGTATCTTCTAAACTCTCATGCTGTGGGTCTGCACCACTATCAACTAGATTGTTTAGTCGTGCTAACTTGTCGTGCATACGTACACGTAGACCATTAAGAGGTCCGCCAGGACTCTCACTAATGTTCTTAGGTCCGTAGTCTACGTGCTTACTTAATAGTAAGTCTTGCAGTTCCCAAAATGTTTCCTCTACTGATTCCCTGAACTCAATATGGGAATTTTGAGCGTTAAAGTCAGGATGCCTGACGTCAAATCCGAGTTGCTTACTGCGAACCCTTGATTCATCAGATGCTCTATTATCATACATACTTCATCACTCTCCACTTTCGTCATTGTTAGGCTTCTTATCTAATAGTTCTGCTAATTCCTCATCGAGTTCTGACATTTGCTCACGTATAATCAGGTCTTCGATATAGCCCTTCATCTGAGTCGTGTCGTACTGTGCTGCATAAAGCATCCCAAACGTATCCTGAGTAATCTGTTCAATCTTCTCAGGTATTCCTGCGTAATTATATAAAGTACGAAGTAGTGAACCAATCATAAGCGTATAACCGCTAGGTAACTTAAGTTCTACATCGAAAGGCTTTTCGCCATCTTCTACTAGGTGGTCAGTAGCATCAAAGATGTTCTCAAATGGCTCACCGCATTCAGGACAATCAGGAATCTCATTCATCTTCTAGACCTAGCCCCATCTTCGCTCGAATATACTCGGCTCCGTATTTGACATACGAAGAATTGACATCTTCTCCGTCCCCCATTGAAACGACAGTAACTGGCAGTTCTCGGGCAAGACTAGTGGCGAATTCTTTTCCTGGTTGGTCTCCGTCAGCAAAGACGAATACTCTTTCAAAGTCTGCCAAGAGTCTTGTGTAATGCTTTTTCCATGAGTTCGCACCTGGAACTCCAATGCAAGGAATGCCAACACACTTACTAAGAGTAATTGTATCCAATTCACCTTCGCATACTCCAATCCAGTCGCCTGCACGTTCAATATCTGTTACGTTGTACATCTTTGTTTCTGCGCCAGTCATTCCCATGTACTTCGGTTCAACCGCTGGATTAAGCGACCTAAAACGTAAATCAACAACACCAGTTTTAGTAATGTAAGGAATCGAGAGACGACCTTGGAACGCTTCATGTCCTACCTCAGGCTCCGAGACTACGCCGTATCGTGCTGCCCGAGCCACTTCTCGACTGATGCCCCGACTTGCTAGGTAATCTTCCGCCAGATGTATATTCTCCGCGTACTTTGTCGTTGCTCTGCCCAGTAATTCCTTCTGCAATTGACTTTGCTTCACGTATGTCGCACCTTTCTTGCTTAGCAATAATTTGTATACTGTTGCCTTGCATACCGCACGCGAAGCAATTAAAAATATTATTTCTTGTATTGAAACTCGCACTTGCGTGGGAGTCGTTATGGAACGGACACTTTACATTTACCTGACCACTTGCACGTGTAATGTTGGCACCGTAGTGCTTTAATACAGATACAATGTCGGGTAAATCATCTACCAAAGACATCGCCTAGCCTTAGGACAAGGTACGAGTCGGATATAGATTTGCCTCTTGCTTTGATAAGGACTGCTGGAAGTATTGCTCCGCTGTCAAGTCCTCTCGCTTCCGCATAATGCGTTGCTTCAAGTTGCGCTTCTTTAGTCCACCCACTAAGGTCAACTTTGTTGCCCGCGCCTGGGGCTTTGCACTCGATAACTCCAATGCTACCAAGGAAGTCCGAACGGACAACAACGTCTCCCTCATCTTTTGCACCTGTTCTTGCAAGTCGTTCAGAATCGTATCCATTTGCTCTAAACCAGTCTTTGATGTCTGTTTCAAAAGTTGCTCCTCTTGCCTTATGAGATTTTCTAGTTGTCATAGTTTGCGTATCCAAATTTGGTATTCTTTAGTGAGTAATTCATACTCTCCATTGTGCTTATCCAAAAAGTCGTCAATGGCTGGCTTAGGAGTTAAGTGCTCGGTTACGTCCTTGCCCCACCCATAGTCATCGAATGCTATGATTCCTTGTGGCTTAAGAAGTAACCAAGCGCTATCAGCATCTCTAGTTACTTGCTCTGCTACATGGTCTCCATCAATGTAAATAAAGTCCCAATCGTTTTTATTATTCTGAAAGAAGTTATCACTACTATTTCTTACAGAACGAACATTAGGGTAAGGCTTCATGCGTTCCTTGTAATGCTCGTAAACCTTTTCAAAATCAATACGACTATGCTCAGATTCATTAGAACCAGCCCAAGTATCAACATCAAGTAGGTATGATGTCTCATCAGTCAATACATTTTCCAATAGCCACACACTAGCATCTCCAGTGTAAGCACCAACTTGAAGAAATGCTAAGTTAGGTTTACCTTGTAGATGAAGCAAGTTGGCTTCAAAGTTGTATCTCTGACCATCGAACCAGTTGGGATATTCCATTAGACGTTCTCAGGAATATCATCAACGTACATGTACTCAGGATTAAATGCTAGCCATGTCATGAGCGTACCGTTTTGGTCGGCTCTTCCATAGCGATTCTTGACTGATGCAACGCCCATCGATGTGCCAACCGTACCGAGTGTACATATGAGCGCAGGGAGTTGAGAGACCTTACCTTGGATAGCGGAACGCGGTTGGCAAGGATTGCCAGGAACTGCTTCCGAAGTGTGATGTAGAACCACAATTGCAGCGTTAGTCGCTCTCGCAAGATACTTCAACTCCTTCATAATTGCTCGCATTGATGCGAATTCTTCGCCACCGTCTGTGGCTACGTCCATTAAGTTATCAAGTACAATCATTGATGGGGAGCATCCCCAAAGTTCTTCAAATGCTTGTACTTCTTCTACGATATCTTCCAATGTAGGCGCTGACTCGAAAGACCATACAATGTGACTTCCTTTTTGGAGGATTGCCTTCGTCCATCCAACATCAGTATTAAGTTTCTGTTCAACATCTCCCTGACTTTTCCCAGAAATCATTGAGGCTAAACGCATAGCCATTGTGTGTGCATTGGTATCTGCTGAGATATACAATGTTGGCACATTGGTTTTGAGTGCAAGTGCTAGGGCTAGAGTAGATTTTCCTGCCCCTGGAGCACCAGCAAACATTGAAACTTCTGAACGTCTGATGATAATCTTATTCGCTTCAAACGCCTTAAAACAACTAGGCAGAGGTTCCCCACCAATGCTTGCTCGTCCCACTGACCGTACTAGAGTACGCACTGGTCCTCCTTCTAGTTAGTTAAAATGGAAATAGTTCTTGTGTTAGTTGACTGGCTTGCATTGGTCCGCGCCCTGAGGCATCGGACAGACCCACATCGCGTATGGGTTTCCCGTCTTGCTGGAGATTCCCGACTTGTACTTGCGAGGTCCGTGCTGACATGTTGGCCCACCCTGGGTCACTGGCGCCGTACTTGATGGAGCCTGCGCCTGGGGCGGAGTTGAGGATTGCGGAGGCGGAGTGCTTATAGTGGAACCTGTAGTCGATAAAGGGGCCACCGTGCCTGCCTGACTGAGCACACGTTGAGTCGCGTGAATCTGTGTAGCGTAGTCTCCGATGCCTTCCAACAGAACGCTTAATTCATCTGCGCTATTAGCACGAACGTTGATTAAGTCTCCTGTTGCCAACTTGTAGTTGACTTGTAGTTTCCAATCTTCTGCCATTAGTTTGCTTCCTGTTCTGCTGGTAGACCGAATAGAACACGTGCTTCTTTGCCTGTGATGACGCCGAGTTGCACGGCACCTAGCACTTCGTTAGCGGTAAGCGTTATAGTCATTACTTTTCCTTCTTAGTAGAGAACTGGCAGTGAGCGGTTAGACCGCACATGTACTGACAGTTGTTTGTGTTGGGCAAGAATACCTGAGCCTTACGTGCTATGTCAAATTGTTTAATGAGATATTCCATTTTGTCATAGGTATACTCAGATAGGTCTACCATTTCAGACGTGGAGTTGCCACGTGACATGTAGTAGTTACCCCACTTGACTTCTATCCCGAAGGTCTGCTCTAGCCCGAGTTTATAGAAGCCAAGTTGGAGACTACTAGACGGAGTTTTCTGTGACGTTTTAAGGTCGCAGATAACCAATTGCCCATCGACCTCAAATACACGGTCGATAATCATCTTGACTGGGACACCAGCAACGACTGGTGTGAGTGCAAGTTCTATTGCATGGTTGCCATCTGGTGCCTTCCAGATTTTCCAATTGCTATTGAGTTGTCGCCAAGCGATATAACCCTCAACCCACTTGGGTCCTTGGGTTTGCCAGAATGTGACATCCTCTTTGTTAGGTCTAGCCTTGGTTGCCGTGCCACCGACACGTGCGTTGGTTAGGTCGATGTCACCTTTAGACTCATCCCATGCTATGTTCCATAGGTCTTGAACATCGTATAGTTTTTGATTAGTCATCTAGTGTCACCTTATCGTAGTTTTCGCAGGCAAGGTGAAACGCGGAGCCACCGACAGACCATACTGACGGTTCCTCCTGCTTGTTAAGCAGACGCCCTAGGTAGTATTGATAACCACAGGTTAAGTAGGTTGTGAACGCTGAGTATGATATATGCTCAGGTAGTGTATATTCTTCTAGTTTGATTGACATGCTGAAAGCATATATCTACAGTTGGGTATCTGTCAAATACTTATAACTATTTGACTATATTAAAATACTATGAGTATACTTAATCTTGTAAGAGATTATATAAGAGGCTTTCAGCCTCTATATGATGTAATAATATATATTATAATATCTAAGGAGTACTATGTCAAAT